GGATCAGCCCACGACGGCGGCGGCTCGAGCAGCACGGGCCCGGCGGTGAGGAGCTCGTTCTCGGTGCGCAGGTCGCCCGTGGTCTCGCCGGGCTGCCAGTTCCGGAGGGCACGGTCGGGGCGGGCGTCGAGGAGCTCGCCGATCTCCTCATGGTCGGCCGGCCAGATGACGCGCCGGTACTTTCCCTCGTTGCCGACGTTGCCGCAGTCGACGCATAGGAAGCGCCGGTCGGCCGGGTGCGCGAGGAGCGCGCCGCCACAGTCCGGACAGGTCACGATCCATCGGCCGTGGTTCGCGGTGACCGCGACAGCGTCCCCGCCGGTGGCCGCGGACGGGTTGAGCGGGACCGTGGCGAGACGCGCCGCTGCGAACGCGGCGAGCTGCTCGACCGGGACCTCGACGTCGGCGACCACGGCGTAGTGGGTTGCGTCGCGCACAGGCTTCCCCTTCTCAGACGTAGAGCTTCGTAGTGACGCCGAGGACGCCGTAGACGGCGTCTCCGAGGACCCATGCGCTCCGCGCGGACTGCATGGAGACGTTGAACGTGAGCGACCACACCGGCTCTGAGCCGCCGGCCTGGATCGTCTCGGTGATGCTCTCGACGAGGACGTCGAGCGTTGTCCCTGCCGGGGTCTGGATCGGCATGCCCGACGCGCGCAGGAAGCTCGTCAGGTCGAGGGTCATCGCCGCGGCGAGCGTCGGGGCATCCATGGACAGGAGGTCGAGGACGAGCTGCGTGACACGCGGGCGGGGCACGCTGTAGGTGCCTACCGTCCAGTTGACCCGGTCGAGCGCCTGCGCGTCGGTCGACACGTTCCACTCGAGGTCATCGGGGTAGCTGCCGTGGTTGCCGGGCGGCCCGATCGACGATTGGTTCGCAACCCTGAAAACGTTCTGCCTCGAGGAGGCTTTCCCGGTGGCGTCGTTGACGACGCCGAACATGTCGCCCTCGACCCTGGTCTGCTCGTCGATCCAATTCGCGTCGAAGACGACCGGCACGGTGCGGCCGGCGATCGTGGTGCCGGCGACGTAGGAGACCTTCCCGTTTGCGTCGCCGAAGACGTCGCCGAAGTCGGCAGTCGCGATCTCGTTGAGGACGTCGAGGACGCTCATGCCGTCCTGCCCGGCGGGCCCGAGGATCGTGTCTCCGGCGGTGTCGATCGTGCCCGGCAGAACGTTGCTGTAGCCGAGGACGCGTGCGATCCGGGTGGCCGGGGTCTCGTTGGTGAGGTCGGTGAGCGCGGCCAGGTGATAGGCCGAGATTCGGGCGTCCGAGATCTTCGGTCCTGTACTGAGGTCGGCCACCACGACCGTCTCGCCGCCGGTCAGCCCTCCCTGGCCGGGGGTGACGTTGACGCTGTCGTGGAACCACGTGAGGGCCACTCCGGCGGTGCTCGTCTTGACGCCGTCGATCCACGTGTCGGCGCTCGTGGCGTCGACCTGAACCGTGACGATGTGGCGCTTCCCATCGTGGAGGTTCGCGCCGACCGAAGGCGAGACGCCCTGCAGGGAGACGAACCCGCCGACCCCCGTGGACTGCACAGTCAGGTTCTTGAAACCGGCCGACGTCTGGATCTGGCACAGGGTCAGGGAGTTCGTGCCCGCGTTCGACTCGAAGACAAGCGTGAGGCGGACCGAGGAACCCGACACGAGGGCCGGGTTGCTCACGAGATTCACGTTGGCCGCCGCGAACTGAGCTCCCGACGATCCGTCAGGCAGTCCCGTCTCCGCGCCGAACGTCGGCATCGCACCCAACACGAAGCCGCTCGAGGAGACCAGAGACGGCCGCCCTCCGGCGATGTCTGCGGCCTGTGTCGCGCCCTGCCCCTCCCCGAACGGGTAGAGGACGACCGGGGCGTCCTCGAGCAGCTCCTGCAGGAGAGCCGATCGAAGCTTCTGCCTCGCGAGCGTGGCGAGGACGTCGATCGCGGTTGCCGCCGAGACGGCGAACGTGTCGTCGCCCTCCGGCCAGGCGACCGGCCAGTTCTGCACTCTCGTGGTCCACCGGGCCTGCCCGTTGACGAGGAGCCTGATGCCCTGGTCGTTGAACACGAGGAACGACGGTGCGACGCCGACCTCGAGCTGGGCGAGGTCGAAGTTGGCGACGTCGGTCCCGCCGACATAGGACGTGTAGAACGCCCGGACCCGCGCCCATGCGGTCGTCGCCGGAGCGACCCCCGAGCTCGCGGCGCGGACCCACGACCCGATCGGCGCGCTTGTCGCGTCGAGGTCGACGACCGTGGACGCACTGCCGAGGCTCCCGAGCGCGGCGTTGAGCCATTGCACGTCCACACGGATCGTGCCTGCGCCGGCAGCTCGCTTCGCGTAGAGCGATCCCACGTAAGCGATCCCCGGTGTGGCGGCGACCATGTCGGCCTGGAACCCGAGGTTCCCGACGTCGCCCCCGAGCGGTGCCACCTTGATCGACCGGGCGCCGGTCAGGAAGGTCGCCGCGTCGAACGACCACCGGGCGGGCGTGCCGACCTGGCCGCCCGTCGTGAACGCCGACTCGAAGCTCGGGTTCGGCTGCAGGTTGACGCGCCCGAGGGTGAACGCGGCGTCGCTGTTGTCGAAGGTGATCGCGACCGAGCCGGGCTGGTTGTCGGAGTGCTCGTCGCCACGGCCCCGCGTCCACGACAGCGACTCGGGGAGGCGAGCGACCGCGGTGACGTCGTAGGGGAATGCGCCGGTTCCGTCGTCGAGCTTGACGGTGACGGCGGGGAGCCCGGTCATGCCAACCCCAGCGAGAGGCCGCCGTTCTCCCGCTTGAGCTTGAGCAGGAGCCGCTGCACCACCCGACCGTCGAGGCGCAGGTCGACGGCGAAGACGCCGAGGATCCCGCCCTCGCTGGTGTCGACCCCGCGTGCCTCACGCGCCGACAGCGGCCGGACCGACGCACCGGCCGGGAGCGTGAGCTGCTCGAGGCCGCGATCGCCAACGATCACGGAGCCGGAAGACATGAGGGTGCCGCCGGCCGCGAGGTGGTGAATGTCGGGAGTCGAGATCGTGAAGCCGCCCACGTGGTGACCGAACGCCGAGACACCGGGGACGGTGAAGCTCAACCCGTTCCAGATGTCGATCACGCCGTTGATCGCGGACCGGAAGGAGCTGGTGATGCCGCCCCACATGCCGGCCGCGGCCGAGTCGATCCGGCCGGGCATGCCGGTCACGAACCCGACGAGCTGGTCGAGCTTGCCGTGGATGGTGCTCACGGCGGAGCCGGCAGCCCCGGTGATCTGGTGCCAGTGGCCGACGATGAACAGGGTGGCGAGACCGAACGGGCCGGTCAGGATCGCGAGGAGCAGCGGCCAGTGGTCGTGGACCCATCCGTAGGTCGACGCGGCGCCGTGCTGCACACCTGCGAGTGCGGCCGTCGCGCCGTGCCACAGCTTGCCGAAGGCGCTGCCGAGGAACCCGGCAGCGGCTCCCATGTCGTGGAGTGCGCCGGACACGATCGCCCGCCCGAGCTTGGTCTTGGTGAAGAAGATGACGAGCCCGGCCACGAGGGCGGCGATCGCGATGACGAGGAGCCCGACCGGGTTCGCGTCCATGGCGGCGTCGAGCTCGGTCTGAGCGACGGTCTCGGCCTCGGTCGCCGCGGTCGCCGTCGCCTGCGCGGCGGCCTGTGCTTCGGTCGCCGCCGCGGCCATGATCTGCCGGTTGGCCATGATCTGGGTGAGGGTCCCGACGAGCGCGAGCCCGACGCCGGTGGCCTGCAGGACCGGACCGAACTTCGCGCCGAGGATCGAGATCTGGTCGTGGACCTTGGTCTCGAGCACGTGGAGGTGGCCGGAGAACGAGTCGACCGAGGCGGACGCCTGTCCGTCGAGTCGCGAGGACAGGTCCCGGAACCCGGCAGACGTCGAGTCGGTGGCGTCCTTGACCCCCTGCTGCGCCTTCACGACCGCGGCCTGGTCGGTGGCCAGGGTGCCGGACGTCTTCGTCAGGTACGCCTGCGCGGTCGAGAGCGCGTCGGTCGCGGCCGAGCCGGTGAGTGCGCCGGACCGGATCTTCGCCTGGACGTCGGCGACCCCCTGCTGCGCCTCCTTCACGAGCTCGGCCTGGTTCGTGACCGCGTTCTGCGACTTGACCAACGCCGAGTGCGCCGAGGAGACCGAGGAGACCTGGATGCCGTACTGCTTGAAAACCCGGGTGCTGCCGTTGATCGCCTTCCCGACGAGGGTGGCGGCGGACTGCAGGCTGATGTGCTGGGCGGCTGCCAGGTTGGCCACGAGACCCATGTGGTCCATCGCCTCGGCCGGATCCTTCGTGGCCTGAGTCAGGGTGGCGAGAGCGGTCTGCGTGTCGGCGGCGGAGTGGTTGTAGTTCTCCTGCTCCTTGATGACCTCCTCGATGCGCTCCTTGTAGTCGTCATAGCTCTTGCCGGTGGCGCCGATCGCGGCCTCGAGGGCGTTCGCCGCTTCCTTCTCGTGGCTGCCGAGGATCGACAGTCCGGCGCCGAGTCCGGCGATGCCGACTCCGGCGCCGGTCATCTTCTCGCCCATGGTCGCCGAGCCGCCGCCGAGGCTCGAGAACATGTTTTGGACGTGGTCGACTACCTCGCCGACCGGGCCACCGATCGCCGACCCGAGCCCTGCGAACGCGTGCTTGACGATGCTGGACGTCTTCTGCGCCTGGGTGCCGGTGCCCTTGATCGTCGACGACGCCGACTTGTCCTCGCCGAACAGGAGGTAGCGCAGCGAGATGTCGGTCACGACCGCTTGCCTCCCCTCGGTTTCGGTTGTGTCTGCGCGGCGCGCATCGTGTCGACGGAGTCAGCGAACGCCCGCCACTGGCTGTAGGTGACCTGCCAGACGTTCCACGGCGTGATCCCGGGCCAGACCCGCATCACGTCGAGGAGTCGCTCGTTGACCGACTCGCGGAGCTCTGCGGCGGTTAGCCCGCGGTGGAGCTTGCGACGGCTCGCGCGGCGCCCCGACCGGAACCCGAGCGCGCGGAGGCGCTCTTCTTCGCCGTCGTCTTCTTCGCCGTCCGGGGCTTGCGAGGGGACTGGTGATCCTGCGGGCGAGCTCGCGGAATGTCGACCGGGACGAAGTCGGCCAGACTGGCGTCGATCGCGGTGGCGAACGGGACCTGGCTGGCGAAGTCTCCGGAGTCGCGGAGCTTCTTGACCATGCCGAGCCAGATGGTGATGGCGAGCATCTTCGCGGCCTCCGGGTGGACCTTCGCGTCGCCCATGGAGAGGCTCTCGAAGAGCTCCCCGAGTCGGACGATCTCCCCCATGTGGATCGTCCACCCGAGGTCCCGGGTCTCCTGCTCGAGGACCATGAGGTCCCGGAGCGTGATGTCGGAGGCGCCACCGACGTCGTACACCTCGCCCTTGAACATGAACCGCTGCAGGCTCATCGGATCTCCGCTCCGAGGGCGGCCGCGGCGGCGCGCATCGACTTCTCGACGGCGGCCGTGACCGTGCCTCTGTTGTCGTAGACGGTCTTGAAGAAGTACCGGTGTCCGGCCTGGTCGACCCACACCTCTCGATCGGCGAAGACGGGGTGCCGGAACTTGTCGTGCTCCCACACGTTCGCCATGCGTTGCTTGCCCTCGGTGAGCCCCTGACCGGTCGAGACGATCCGGACTCCGGCCTGCCGGGTGGTCGTCGCGATCTGCAACCGCAGACCTCGAGCGATGCCCTCCCGGAGCCCGGTGTCGTTGGCGTAGCTGCCGGATCGGACCGCGTCGGCGACCTTGCTCATGACGCCCTTGCCGGCCGTCCGAATGTCCCGGCGCAGGTTCCGCGTCAGGACCTTGTCGAACTGCCCGGCCGCCTTCATGAGCTCCCGGAAACCCTTCGGGTCGAAGGAGACGACGAGGCTCTCGCTCGCCGCCGTGCGAGAGCCACTCACAGGGCGGTGTCTGCGGTCCGGGTGACGACCCACAACGGCTGGGCCGCCACGAGGTTGTCGAGCCCGGTGAACCCCATCCCCTGGACGATCAGGTCGGTCCCGTTCGTCTTCGCGATCTCGTTGTCGAACTTGATCTCGGGGACGATGATCTGCAGGGTCTCCACCCCGGTCGACAGCGCGCCGGCCGTGAAGTTGAGGAGCAGGCACATCGGGGTCTCGTTGAGCACGGCGTCACGGAACGTCGTGGAGTCGTACTCGATGTCAAGCTTCCCGGTGATGTTCCGCTTGCCCGTGAGCTGCTTCGCCTTCCGGCCGCTGCCGCCCATGTTGAACCGGTCGTTGCGGAGGTTGTTGACCACGGTGAGCGAGCCGCCACGGACGTCGGCGACCGGGGTGGCCGCCGACCCGAGCGCGGTCGCCGTGGGCGGGGTCAGGGCGCCGGTGGAGATCGACCCGTTTGCGAAGTGGAACAGGTTGACGGGCTCGGCGGCGTAGGCCGCGGAGGCGAGCCCCGCGGCGACCGACAGGTCGGCGGCGTCGGCGGTCACCTTGAGGGAGACGATGTCGGCGTTCGGGAAGTCGATCTCGAACTGCTGGACCATGCAGCCGAGGAACGAGTAGGCGTCGACGGTGCCGCCGGCCTGGGGGAGTCCCTTCTGCTTGGTCAGGCTCGCCGGGTTGTCGCCGATCGTGTGGACCTGCTGGAAGGTCGCCCCGGAGACGAGGGTCGACGTGCTCGAGCCGAGGCACGCCTGCAGGAGCAGCCCGAACCCCTTGCTCGCCCACTCGAAGGTCATGTCCCCGCCGCCGTCCGCGGTCGGCACGACGCGCCGCGGAGACCGGTCGACACGGCGGCCGACGCGGAGCCCCTGGCCCTGCTTCGTCGCCTTGTTCCAGTCGAGCGACTCGTCGGTGAACTCGAGGAACCGGGTGGGCGTCTGGAACGTCTTGAACGTTCCCTCGACCGCGTGGCCGAGCTGGGCGTCCTGGGTGCTGGCCATCGGTCAGCCCTCCTTCGTGATCGCGGCCAGGAGCTCGGCCTTGGTGGTCGCGGACTCCACGTCGATCCCGTGGATCTGCGCGTACTTCTCGAGCTGGGCGTTCTTCCACTTGTCGGTGGGGTCGCCCTCGGGGAGCTCGACGACCGGTCCGCCCGGAGGTGTGAGCAGCTCGCCGGAGACGTGCTCGTAGTTCCCGACCTGGGCCAGGAGCCCGGCGCCCGGGTGGGAGCCGTCCTCGGCCGGCGGGTACCCGGCGATCTCCGGCGTGGTCTCGAACTCCTCGTTCGGGACGAGGCAGCCGGATCCGGGCTCGCCGTGCTCGGCGTCGACGACCTCGTCGTGGGTGTGACGGTCGTCGTCGAGGAGATCCGGGTGGTCAGGGTCGCACTTCTCGCACGGGGCGAGGTACGGCGCCGGACCCTCGCGGCGAAGGATCGGCACGTCGACGAAGCCGAGCGGGTTGACGTTGCGCAGGACGACGGACATGAGCGGTCTCCTCAGTAGCGGACATACACGGTGACGGTGGCGGTGATCTCGGCGATCCGGCCTGTCGGAACAGGCGGGATCTCCGGGTCGTCGAACGCCTGGGTGGCGATCGCGACGTTGAACGTGAAGCCGGACATGTAGGCGTCACGGGCGTTGCCGGAGAGCTTCTCGTTCGGGCTCGTGCGGACCCACGCCTCGACCGTGGCGAACAGGTCGAGAGCGCCGTCGTTGGCGGCCTGCTGCACGGTCTCGTCTCCGGCGACGTAGACGCTGATGACCGAGTCGATCTCGAGCGTCGCTTCGCGGGACCGGGTCGGGGCCATGGTCGGCCGGACGGTGACGTCGCGGACGGTCATGGCCACGCCGACCACGGAGGCGGGCTGGAACTGGCCGGGGTCGCCGAGGGTGACCAGGACGGGTTGCCCGTCGCTGCCCTGTTTGTTCGCGAGCGCCGCGCGGACTCCGGCGAGGTACGCCGTGACAGCGCCCGCGATCGTGGCGGTCACGCGAGTCCGATCTCTCGCACTTCGGCGCCGAGGATCTCGATGACAGCTCGAGGGACAGCGAACCCGGACGGGGTGAGCGCCATCGGGTTCGCGTCGGGCTGGCCCATGGCCGGCCGGAACGCCTGCTGCTCCTGCTGCCACAGGTGCCGGATCAGGCGCCGAGCGCCCTTGTAGATGTTCGGGGAGACGACGGAACGGCCGGCCGTGTAGGTCACGTGGACGTTGCGGCGCCCTCGGGGGAACACTCCCGCTCGACCGACGACCCGGCGCTGCACGAACCCGTCGACGAGGTCGACGGTGAACCCGTAGGCGCTGAACGGGCCAACGTCGAGGACGTCCTGCGTGAGGTTCCTCGTGAACGACCCCCACGACTCGACCACGGCCGTCACGGAGATCAACGGGGCGTAGAGCACACGGACGACGCCCTGGCCCCCGTCGTGCCACTCGTCGCAGACGCGAGGGATGATCGGGCCCACGAGGTCCTCGAGGATGGGGGTCGCCTCGGAGATCGCAGTGCGGAGGTCCTCGTCCTTCGCGGTAGCGGCGGCGGGGACGTTGCCGAGAGCGCCGCGCGCCTCGGCCAGGGAGATCAGGAGACCGGGCGCGGCCGGCGCGACGTTGAACACGTCGGCGTAGGTCTGCGCGTTCGCTCCGGTCGCCACCCACCGGACGCCGTGGCGGCCGGCCTGGGTGGTCACGAAGGTGGCCGTGTAGACCCCGACGCCCGCGTGGACGACGGCGGGCTGGATCGTCGAGGCGTCCGGCAGCGTCACGGTGAGAACGGACGCGCCCGCGTCCGCGGGCGCGCCGTTCCCATCGGTGACGTTGAACGTCAGGACGACCGGGTCGCCGAGGTCGATCACAGGTCAGCTCGTCGCCGCGGTCTGTCGGCCGCCACGACCACGACGGCCGGTGCTCGCGGTCTCGCGCTCGTGGTTCTGCGGCTTCTCCTCGAACCGGTCGAGCTGGTCGCCGATCTCCTTGATCCGCCGATCCCTGGTGGCGTCGGCGACCGGGTTGCGGTCGGCGCGGGCCTTGAGCCCGTCGAGCTCGGTCTGCAGCCCGTTGACGTGCGCCTGGCGCTCGGTCGCGCCTCCGGGCCAGGGGTTGACCTCGACCTCTTCGTCGTCGTCGTGCTTGCCCATGTTGGGCTCCCTTCGGTGTGGTGGCGGGTTATGCCCGGCACGCGGCCGGACCCCCGGGAAGAGGGTCCGGCCGCGACCGCTCAGAACCCGGCGGCCGGGATGACGCCGGTTCCGCTGATGACGGAGATCGACGTCGGACGCCGGTTCGGCATGAACGCGGCGTAGTTGTAGACCTGCAGCCGGACCTGCAGCGTCCCGGAGAGGACCTCCTGCAGGACGCGGGTGCGCATGGCGCCCTCCCACAGGAAGAGGTCCTGCCAGCGAGCCGTGATCACACGGGTCTCGTTGGTGCCCGCCCCGAGGTTGCTGGGCAGGTTGCCGTCGAGGAACGCCGGGAGCCCGTAGGTGAACATGCCCGCGGGACCGTCCGTCTCGAGCAGCCCGGAGTCACCCATGCTGTTCATGACGTTCTGGTTGGGCAGGATCAGCGGACGACCGGTCGTGTCGAGCTGGGACAGAGCCCAGTACCACATCGACGGGGTCATGACCACGCCGGTCGCCGGGGCGACCTTGCGGCCCTTGGCGATCAGCGAAGCGGACTGCAGGAGCGGAACCCACAGCTCGGGCAGGGTCGGGGTCGCGTCGGTGTAGGTGACCGCGTTGATCCCGGCGGTGCCGAGGATGCCGGAGAGCTGGGTGCCTCCGGCGCCGTTGGCGACCTGCGTGTCGAGCTGCGAGTTGTAGTCGGCGATCAGGTCAGCGAAGACGACCTCGTCGAAGCTGATCGGCGACTGGTCGAGGAGCTGGATGGCGATGTCCTGCTGCCCGGCGATCGTCTTCACTCCGGCGCTCACGGAGGTGTCCGTGAGGTCGGTCGAGGAGACGGCGCCGTTGTCGGCCTGCGCGGCGGTCGTGGTGCCCGTGGCCACCTTCGGCAGGTTGATGGTGTCCGTCCCACCGGGGAGGTCCATCTGCTGGCAGAGGTTCGCCGTGGTCCGCCCGAAGCGCGGCAGGTCGACGTACTCGTCGACGAGCCACAGGGGCGGGACGAAGTTGCCGCCCTGACCGTCCGTGCGGTTCGGGTTGACGCGCTTCTCGAACATGTTCTCGCGAGCACGCTCGGAGACGCCGTGACGCCGGCCGACGAGACCGTCCGCCTGCCGCTCGGCCGCCTGGTCGCGACGGGCCTCACGGGCAGGGAGGTCGACCTCGAGCTCCTTGAAGTGACGCGCGAGCCGCGAGCGAGCCGCCGAGACGCCG